CAGATGCTCTTCGAGGCCTTCACCGGGGTCAGAACCAGCGAGGCCATCCGGCTGCGCACTGATGCCAAAACGCGCGACGTGCCAGGGTTCATCGAGGGCAACCTGTTGTTCATAGCGCGATCCAAGCGCGGGATCAACCCGTGGATACTCATCACGCCTGAACTGCGCGATTTCCTGGATTCGTTTTGGAACTGGCACCGGCTCACCCACGCGGGCAATCCCTGGTGGTTCCCCGGGCAGACGACCACGGGCGATGTCGCCGAGCTGCGCCCGCTCAGCAAATTTTCCATGAACCAGGCGTTGCATCGGGCCAGCGCTCACTTAGGCTTGCCCAAGCGAACTTCACACGCGCTGCGCAGTTTCTACGTCACCATGCGGCGCGGCCACGGCGCCTCGGAGGCTCAGATCGCCGATGAAATCGGTGTGACCAGCGTGGCCCTGGTCGGACAAGTGTACGGCTCCCGCCCACCCAATTGGGACGGATTGCGCCGCCTCAAATACTGGCCGGATAACGCCGCCCCCGCCTGGCACCGGTGGAAGCCGCAAGCAAATGGTGAACTGGACCTCACCTCAACAGAGAAAATCGTAGCGATAAAACCATGAAGGAAAGCGGACTGCTAATGGAACCTGACCGAAACAGAAAACGCGGCTTGAGTCCTAAGGGGCTGGTGGTCTGGTGCCCCGGCTCGGACTCGAACCGAGAACCAATTGATTAAGAGTCACAATGGGCACCCGTTGCCTAATGCGCTTATCGCGATAGGCCACAAAAAGCAAGCTTTTGGACGCGGCAAAAACCGGCTTCCGGTGGCCAATTGCGCCAGAGCTGACAAATCGTGGACTACAGCGGGACTACGAAGCCCGAACAAATGATCACCCTCCAGCAACTCGCCGAAACCACCGAAGACCCACGCGAGGCTTTGCTCCTCTACATCGCCGCCCACGGACCAGTCACCGTGCAAGACTTACATGCCTTCCACCGAGGGGAAGGATGGAGGGTGAAAAAATATTTGGCGGATCTGCAATACGAAGGCAGCATCGCCCGCAACCAAAGTGACGCGTACGTCTTTGTCGCCTGGCGACGGTTGGCTCGTCGCCGTTGGCCGACCGTTACCCAGACACCAATCGCTTTCACCGGAGACTTGGTGAATGCGCTCTCACCAGCCAACTACACTAGTGTAGAAAAACTACCTCAGTGTAGTGAATCTACGCTCGCGCCAAGTGTAGAAAAACTACACCAGTGTAGTGAATCTACGCTACACAAGCGTAGTTTTCCTACACTAGTGTCGGAAAACTGCGCCAGTGTAGACTCAAAAGCCCCCGATAACGCACGGGATCTCTCGATCGATCGATCTTTCGATCGAATCGAATCGAATCGAGTCGAGTCGAGTAATTCGATTCGACTCGATTCGAAGGACTCGACAGCGAACGCTGTACAGAAGGTACAGGCGACAACTTCGCATTCGGACAGTGCCCTCGGCTACATCGAGGACAAACTGTGTCTCCCCAAAATGCAACGGCTGCGCATTGAAATCACGGGCGGCAACCCGCACATGAGTCGTAAGTTCGTCGATTTGTTGCACCACAAGCCCGAACAACTGGCCGAATGGATCGGTGAAGCTGCCAGTCCAGCGATCGCCGACCCGTGCAAATTCATGAACGACCGAATGTCCCACGCTCTGCGTCCCTGAGTTTCACAAAGGCCTGTAAAATAAGGCGATCACCCCATAGACACGCCCATGTCCAACCCCTTAGGGTGTGCTACCGATGGATAAAGCCCTCACTGGTTTGTCTGCTTCCATTGACTCCACACCCTATGTGTGGATGCCCCTTTCCCATCTCACTGCTAGAATTGGTGCGCTTGTCCCCCTTCCCCACGTCACCACCAAGTTCAAGCCCGCGTCCACCGTGCCGGATGAAGAGGAAGAACTGAAACGTGAAGGCTTCGCCTTCGTAGCCGGCCTCACCCGCATCATGATATGGGTCATCGGCATCAGCAGCGCTGATGATAACAAGCGCATCCTGCGTGCTCGCTTCTTGCGTACCATAGTAGTGCTATGGTTCATCGACCCGCACCACTTCGCTTGCGCAAGCCAAGCGTCGATGGCCAGGCAGTACGGCTTTGACAAGCAGTCCTTCAACGCCTGCGTCGCGAGCTTCAGAAAAACCTTCGATTACATGGACATCCGCTTCCGCTCTCCAACAGCCGTTGCCCAAATGCGCAAGCCCTCGCGTGAATAGCCCCCACCCCACCCCCCCCTCAAGGAATCTCTTTAACAGGCCTAAAATCGGTTAGAGCAGCGCTCCCCTCCTTAAATTCCGTGCGATATGGAAAAAACGAAAAAACGCGCAGCCCTTAACAACGCCACTTCCATCGCCGACGGCCTGGAGACCGATTTTCCTGGTTTTGACGTCCCTGGAGACTTCAACGCTATCCTTACCGCCGCAGACGACAAAAAGCCCGCCCTCAAGCCCGCCTGGGCCACGGTGAACCTTCCGCGCAAGCTCACCTTCCGCAACAAGCCCACCAAGCGCATCTTTTACGATTACAGCGAAGTCGCCTTCGCCGTGAAACTCATCGCGCCCCTGCCACGACCAGGGGAGACCGTCCACGCCATAATGGACAGCCATTTCAAAGGCATCGATCTAGTGCCTGCAATCCTCGATCTGGCTGGTCGGCCCGCCGACGAGCTCATCGTCACCACCCTTGGTTTCAACCGTCGTGACGCCGCCTGTCTTTGCGAACTCGCCCAGCGCCGCGACATACGTCGACTCACGCTGATTTGCAGCAACTTCTTTGCGGAAAAAGACCAGGGCGCCTACGACTACGCACGCGCGGCATTTGCCGAAGTCGGCGCCACCCTCGCGGTCAGCCGCAATCACAGCAAACTTCTCTTGTTCGATTTCACCGACGCATTTTACACCGTTGAATCCTCGGCCAATTTAAGAAGCTGCAACAACTTCGAACAATTCGCCCTCAGCAACAGCCGGTCCCTCCACAAATTCCACCGCACCTGGGTCACCACAATGTTATGAAACCGACCCGCGTCAAGCCGCCCTCCAAGCTGGCCGGCCTGGACGAGAAAACCTCCGCACTCATCATCTCGGCAGACCTCGCGAACATCGTGAAAAAGGTCAAGGCCGGCAAGCCGCTGAGCCAAAGCGAGCGCGAGATCATCCGCAAATCCACCAAACAAGACCACGCGCAGAAACCCGCCTTGAGCGCCGACACCGCTTACGATTCCATCGCGCAAGCGGCGAAGATGATGGGCGTGCCGCGCTCGGTCCTGCAGAAGCTCAAGCGCGCGGGGGCGCCGGGGTTTCACGGGTCGCGGGTCTATCCGGGGGAACTGCGGCCGCACCTCGAGGCGGCGCAGAAGGATAAAGCGCCCGACGCCCCGCTGGACCGCGAGACGTTGGAGAACCGCCGGCTGTTGGCGCAGTGCGAGCGGATCGAGCGGGATAATCTGGAGGCGGCGGGCAAAGTGATCGCGTTGGCGCCGGTGCTCACGGCGATCGCGGGGATTGGCGAGCAGCTCAAGGGACAACTGCGGGCCATTTACGAAGACGAATTGCCGCCGGTGATCGCGGGGCTGTCCGCCGAGGCGATCCGGATTGAAACGCGCAAGGCCAACGATCGGTTGTGCGCTAAATTCTTTGAAGGGACCGGCAAGATTGCCAAACCGTGATGCGTTACCTCTTCATCATCGTCCTTGGGTTTTACGGCTTGCAGCACGCCTGAGCCGGTGGACAGGCTGGAGTTGCCGCATGGAGAATGGCCGATCATCGCCCCCTTGACTCCACCCCCTTCAGTAGCGGCTGACGCTGCATTGTAAGACGCAGTCCGGTTGATATGTTTGTTTCATCCTTGCAGCGTAGCCGCTGCTTGTGCCTCCTCCTTCTCAAGAGCAGCAAATCCTCGAAGCGTGGCGGTTGGCCTGGCGCCCATTCGACCGCCGGCCGATTTACGAATGGGCCTCCACCCACGTCAACCTCCCCTCGTGCTACGCCATCAGCGGCTACTTCCACGTCGAGAAATCGCGTTATCTCATGGGGCCGCTCGACGCCATACGCGATCCCCTCGTGCGCGAGGTGACCTTTCTGAAGGGCGTGCAAATCGGCGGATCGCTCCTGGGCGATCTGATGGTGTGCGACATCATCGAGAACAATCCGGGCAACACCTATTGGAATTTCCCGACCGAAGAACAGGCCGAGGACTGGTCCAAGCGCCGCGCCACCCCGCTGCTGAACAACTGTCCGGGCATCGCCGCGCAGCTCGGCAAGATCCATCGCCACAAAAAGGGGAAGAAAGAAATCCACTTCGCGTCAATGTGGCTGTCAATCCAGGGAGCCAATGAGGGAAACCTGCAATCCCACGGCGCGCCCAACATCATCAACGACGAGGTCTGGCAATTCGAGCAAGGCATGTATCTCCACGCCAAAGCGCGCACGACATATTTTCACTGGCGCTCGAAAATCCTGAACATCTCGCAAGCCGGCGAGAAAGGTGACGATCTCGACCAGGCGTACGAAGCGGGCACGCGCGAGATTTGGCAATTTCCGTGTCCCGCGTGCCATTTCTATCAACCGTTCGCCTGGAGCGTGCGTCGCGAAGACGGTTCCTACGCCGGCATGAGTTGGGACACGAACGAAACCACGCGCCCGAACGGCCACTGGAATTACGACGCCGTCAAACTCACCGCGGCCTACAAGTGCGTCAATTGCAGCTCCCTCATCCACGACACGCCGAAAAACAGAAGGGACATGAACGATTACGGCCGTTACTTCATCACGAACCCAAACGCCCCGCGCGACAAACGCTCTTTTCAATGTCCAAGCCTGGCCTCGGACCAAATCTCGTTCGGCCTGCTCATCGAAGAATATCTGCGCGCGAAAGAACAGGCGCGCCTGGGCAACCGCATCCCCCTCCGCGAATTCTGGTTGAAACGAATGGCCCAACCTTACGACCCGATCCTGCACGACGACGTCGAAACGTTCCCGACGATCGAGCTCGTGAGCGATCCCGCCGGCGCCGTCGTGCACGACGGGAAAACGTTCTCGATCTTCCTGATGGCCGTCGACGTGCAAACGTATGGCTTCTGGGTGGTGGTCGAGGCCTGGACGCCCGCGGGCGACGACCTGGTCCTCTGGGCCGGCATGCTCGTCACCTGGGAAGACGTGCGCGCGAAACAACTCGAGCACAAAGTCCCGGACGGCCTCGTCACCGTCGATTGCCGGTTCCGTCCGCACGATGTTTTTGTGCAATGCACGCGAAACGGTTCGTGGGAGAACGTTCCCGGCGGTAAACGCTGGCAATGCTGGCGCGCGGCCAAGGGCGAGGCTGGCGACGGATTTTTCTACAAAGCGCGCCACGGCCCGCAAAAGGGCAAGGCGATCCTGATGCCCTACGTGTGGCCGTTGCCCAAGGGCGACCCGTGTCACGGCCTGGCTCACGACGACAAGCGGGTCCTGGACGTCCGCGGACGTTTCTGTTCGATCGTCGTGTGGTATCACGGCTGGATCAAGAGCGTCCTGGCCGAGCGGAGGGACCGGGGGCAGAGAATCGGAGAGACGGAGAACCGGCGAGTCGGCGAAACGGAGATCATCAGCTCCTCCTACGTCCTCAAGGCCGATTGGAACCAGACATACGCCCGGCAAATGTACAGCGAGCGAAAAGAGTTCAATCCGCTGACGCGCAAGTGGGTTTGGAAAAAGTTCCGCGATAACCACATTTGGGACTGTCGCGGGATGAACCTCACGCGCGCGTTTATGTTGCGGATCATCGGCGACACCGCGGCGAGTCCAGCAACCGAGGAGTAATCGACTCTGATGAAGCTCGATCTTGTAATGCAGCTCGAAGGGGAATTGCGGAAGCTGCGCAATCAACTCGCCAACAGCGAGAGCCAGAACCGGATTCTGGGCGCGTACGTGATCGAGATGAAAAGACGGAGACTCAAACGGAGACTGCTCCGAGACGCTGCCCGCCATCGAAAAGCCTACGCCGAAGCACCCTACATCCGACCACCGCGCCAGAACGGTCTGCATATTAAATTGATGGCCCCGGCAGTCGCAAAAAAACTGCATGAAAAATTATGTTCCTGAAAGAAACCGCCCGCCCCATTGACTTGAGCGCTCTTAACAGATGCCGCTCAACTATTTCATAGGTAAATCTCAGGCCTGGCTCGAGGACGCCCTGGCCAGCGCCCAGGCCGACGCGGCGGCCGGCAAAACCACCACCTCAGTCACCACCAGCGACCTATCCACCGGCAAAGTGATCCAGGTCGACGTCCGCACCCGCATCGAGTGGTTACTTTACGCGCTGGGCCTCCTTGACCCGGTTAATTACCCGCTGACAGGCAGCCGGCGGATTACCAGGACGCGCGCGATATTTTCATGAGCAGCCGCACAAATGAACCGGCGAATCGGCGAAACGGCGTGTCGGCGATCCGGTCTCCGATTCGCCGGCTCTCCGTTTCGCCGTTTCATCTCCCCCTATGAGCGTCGCCCCCTACAAATTCATCGAGAAACGCTCCAGCCAGGGCTACGTGAACAACCGCCTGGTCAAAGCGGCCACGCAGAACACCGATCGCGAACAGATCGCCCCGCTCGACAACGACGTCCACAAAAACGTCTCGTGGCTCGGCCGGCGCACCCTGATGACCCTCGGCCGCTGGGTCTACGCGAACATCCCGATCGTCAAAGGCGCGCTCCACGAAAAGGCGGAGTATGCCTCGAGCCATTACCTGGCCCAATACACCGGGGCGACCAAAGCCTGGGGAGATCTCGCTGAAGAGTTCCTTTACGAGCACGGGAAAAGTTGCGACATCGCGGGCGCGCCCTACAATTTTAGAACCTACCGCCGCAATCTCATCATCGCGGTGCATCGTGATGGAGACTGTGGCACCCTCCTCACCCGGCGGGAGGATGGCTACCCTCAACTCCAAGTCATCCCCGCCCACCGAATTGCCAGCCAGCCGTACGAACTGACCGTCGTCGGCGGCCCGTACGACGGCGCCAATATAATCGACGGCGTCATTTGTAACGATTACGGCGCCGCGCTCGCATACCGGATCCTCACGGGCAACCCGTTCGATTACACCACGCACCAGGACATCAGCGCGCGCGACATGTTTCTGACCTTCGTGCCGACCTTTGCCGGTCAGGTGCGCGGGTTCAGCACCCTGGGCGCGGCGATGTTTGATTGGCAGGACGTCGGCGAATGGCGCAACACCGAATTGATCAGCCAAAAAATAAACTCGGCCATCTCGCTCGTCGAAGAAAACGAAGAAGGCGAACCGGCGCCCGGGTCCGACTTCATCGTGGACAGTTCCGGCGGCACCGCGCAACCCGGCACCCCCACCGGCCTGGTCTACGAGAAATTCGACAAGGGCCTCGTCCGCTATTTCAAGAGCAAGACCGGTTCCGGCCTCAAGGCGCACATCAGCGATCGGCCGACCGCGAACCAGGGCGAATTTGAAGCCCGGATCATCCGCGCGAACTTCGCGGGAATGGAATGGTCCGTCGATTTCAGTCTGGACCCGACGAAAGTTGGCGGCGCGCCCATGCGCGTGGTGGTGGATAAAATCAACCGCTCGATCACTTCGGACCAGGACCTGATCCTGGACGGCGCATGCCGGCGTTATTATTCGTATGTCCTGGCGCGCGTGATGGGAGCCCCTCCGGAGCGGAGCGCGGGTCTGCGACCCGCAGCAGCCCCGAACGCAGCGGAACCTCTGCGGGTCACAGACCCGCGCTCCGACGCATCGGCGCCCCTCGGCCTCCTGCCCTTCGACCCCGAGTGGCACAAGTGGGAATTTCAAGGCCCGGCCAAACTCACCGCCGACGCGAAATACAACAGCGACGTGGACGCCCAGGAAGTGCGCATCGGCGTCAAGAGCCGGACCAAGGCAGTGGCCGAGCGCGGCGAGAGCCTCGAGGACGTCCGGAACGTGCGCGAACAAGAACTCGACGATCTCCTCACGCGCGCGCAGCGCCTGGCGACCAAACACGATCTCCCCATCGACGTCGTCCTCGCGCGCTTCGAGCAGGACCAGCTCGGCGGCCAGACGCCGCTCGCCGAGGCTCCCCCGCAGCCGCCCGCGGTTGAAGGGAAGCCGAAGCCGTGAAGCTCCAAGATCCAAGATCCAAACCCCAAACAAGCTCCAAACCTCAAACACCAACTTTGGAGCTTGTTGATTGGTGTTTGTTTGGAGCTTGGAGCTTGGAGCTTGGAGCTTAAGTCATGAGCGACATCGTCACCGTCATCGTCACCACGCCCGACCCGGCCATTAACCTCACCGTCACCACGCCCGAGACGGTCATCAGCGATCTAGTTGTCAACAACATCGGCCCGCGCGGAACCCAGGGCACAGCGGCGCAATTAACCGGCCCGAGCGGCCCGACCGGTCCCGCGGGCGCGAGCGGCCCGACGGGATCCCAAGGCACCGCCGCGATCCTCACGGGTCCCACGGGCCCGACAGGTGCAGGCACAACTGGCCCGAGCGGCCCGACGGGATCCCAAGGCACCGCCGCGATCCTCACGGGTCCCACGGGCCCGACAGGTGC